GGTGCCGAAGCACCCGTCATCTTTAATAATTTAGATGATTAATTAATCACCATGAACTGAGTCAGTTTTCTTCAATAATACAAAGTTATTTGCTGCTTGAACACATAAACATCTCTCAGATAAGAAATGAACGTTCATTGCATCTTCGTCGCTTGTATAGTTTCCACCAACGGATCCAGTAATCCAAGACTTCATTTTACGGTCGTCAGCTTCAGAAGCTCTATAACGAATGTGTAAGAATGGTCGTGAAATATTTTTTCCTAATTGCTGATCGTAAACTGTAGAAGTTCCTGCAGGTACGATAACACCTTCAACATCTCCAACTAATCCACGAGTGGTAGCGTCGTTTAAGTATTTCCAGTCAGTCTTATAGAAATCGTAAGATCCTCTACGGAATCCGCTAAACCCTAAGTTAAGCGCCATGTCCTCAGAATTGTCAAATACACCGTAAGATGTACCGTGAGCGTGGTTAGCTGTTCCAGCATATGCACCATTTTGCATTGCAAGAATATCATCAATTTCTAAAGAAAGTTCTCTATTAAGGAAAAGCATGTTTTCTTCAATAGCACCTTGTTTATCTAATTGTTTAAGTACAGCATCAAAATCAGTAAGAGATCCATTACCTGCACCAGCAGCAGCTTGGCCACCGAATCCAGTATAAACATTACCTCTTGCTTCAAGAGCCGCAAAGAAACCTTCAGTACCTCTAGCATTTTGAGCAGCTAAACTTCCACCGAATGTACCTAATGCAATTGCAGCACCTCCAGCAGTATATTTAACACCCTCAACCATAGACATTTCTAGGTAATCTTCCCAACGTAGTCTTGTTTCATGTTCTGATTTCATATACCATAAATACCCATTAGCACCATTTTCAGAAGTAACTTCAATCCAACCGATCTGAGCAGTGTCAGAACCATTGATTTGGTAGTTTTCTTTTAAAATGATAGGCGCATTAGTAAATGTAGCATATCCTGGGTCTAACTTTTCAGTAAAGTTTCCAGTACCTTTAGCAAATTCAGACCCATAAGCAATAGCTGTTAAAAAGTCCCCAGCACCAATAGCACCGTGAGCTTTATAAGCTTGAATTTGGAATTGTTGTCCAGCACCTACAGCACCACCACCAACTCCAACGTTAGTACAAACACCTTTAATTACTTCTCCAGTTCCACCAATAGCTGTAGCAGCTCCTGTTTGAACTTGAACCATAATTGTTTGTCCAACTCTAAAGTTACATTGAGTAGTAGCTTGCGAGCTAACACCTAAACTTGTAGGCTGAGTCGCAGCAGGTACATTAAAATTAAGTACACCTCCAGAAGCAGCATTAGCTGCAATTGCTCCCGCCGCTCCAGCAGCTGGCATAACACCCGCATTACCTTGAGGTAAACAGTTAGCATATCTAGTGTGTAATCTTCCTTGTTCAGTCCAAATTATTTGATCTGAAGTAGAAGGCATCTCAGCAGATACCATACGAAGGAAAGAACCGATAGATCTGTTTCCATATCTTTCAACTTCTTTTTCGTATACATCTGGTAAAAATTGTTGTGTCCATTGACTGAAGCCAGCGGCTGTAAAGTCAATGTAATTTCCGGCATATAGTGCTTTAGTTTGCGATGGTTGCAACGCAGCAGGTATGCCTGACGTAAAAGCCATAATTGTTTGATTTTAAGTTATTAATTATTTATTTCCATTTAATTCGCAACTTATCAGAAGCAGTTCCTGAAACAACCCTAATTTTTTCTCCTCCAGATGTTACAATAGATGAAGCATCTTTTCTTGGTTCCATATTAATATTTTTAGATTTCTTTTCAGCATCCCTTATAGCGTCGGCACGGCCTTGCTCATAGAAATGGTTTGCTATCTTATCTGCGTTTTGTGCAGAAAATAAAGCTTTATGATAACCTTTAGCGTCACCAACAGCTCCTTTTTCATCTAAAAATTGATTAACAAAATTAGTTATGTTTGATTGAAACTTTTTTACTTTTTTTGTATCGTCAACTTTAAACCTATATTTATTTTCTCCGACCTTAAAATCAAAACCTTTGAACTCATCGTTAAAAACTTTTTCAGTTTTGTCAACAAATGTTTTTTGTAAATTTTCGTGTTTCTCTGTTTGTTGCTGAGACTCTTGATAAAACTCCATTGCTTTTTGGTATTCAGGTTCAATATTGTTTTGCTTACTTAACTTAAGATCAGCATAATATTTTTCCTTAGCTCCTGTAAAGTAATTTTGAGCATTATAAAGTTCCTCTTTAAAAGCTAGTTTCTTAGCCTTTACTTCCGACGGATCATCCGCCTCCTCATCATATGCAAAATTTTTGTTGAATAAAAAATCAACATCATCTGTATCTAGGTGAGGTTTTGTTGTTTTGTAGTATTCTCTAAGTAAAGTTGTATTATCAAGTTTAGATAGATCTTTGTTAAGATTAACATAATCTTCAACAGTTCCACCTGTTTCTTCCATAAACTTAACTAACTTATCTACATTTTCAGGAAGTATTTGTTTTTCTTCCTGTATAATTTCTTCTTTAGGAGTATCTTCTTTAATACTCTTTTCTTGTTTAGAAGTTTTAATTTCTTCTTTTTCTTTCTCCTCTGTTATTAGTTCCAATGGAGAATCAGGAACACTCTCTTCTTTTAATAGTTTTTCCTTGTTTTCAGGGGTTTCCTTTTCTTCGGTACTCCGTACGCTTTTATCCACTCCTTGCACACCTTCCGTGTCTTGGGGTTCTTTGACATGTACATCGCTGTCATCTGAGCTCGATTTTTGAACGGCATCTTTTTCAGGTTTAGGTTTTTCTTTTGCTTCAGTTGGTGGTTTATCAAGATTAATTTTGTAAACCCCATCTTCTTCTTTTACTTTAAACTCCTCGGCTACTTCACCTTTATCAACTGCATCATTGATTACAGCAGCTTCTTTTTGTTCAGGAGTTACTACGTCAGGATTGATTTCCCCAACGTCTTTAACTTGTACTTCTTGTTCTTCCATAATTGTATATAATAAAATAGTTTAAATAATAATTATTTAGGTTCAAATCTTGATAAGTCAATACCACCTAGTACATCATTACCTTTGGATTCAAACGATTTCATAGGCTTACCACTGGAAGGTGGTCCCGCCATACTTTTAGCAGTTTCTTTAACTTCTGCCACTTCAATATTTGCTTCATTTTGTTGAGAAGCCAATTCTTTTTGAGCTTGCAATTCCATTTCTTTTAATGCTTTATTCAATTCAAATTCATATTGCATTAATTCTTTTTTGGTTCTTGCTTCAACCTCCATTTTCTTTATTTCAAATTCAATATCTGCGCTTCTATATTGAATCTTTGATTCTGTTTTAATTTGTTCAGCTTGTGCTTTTGCTTCTTCAACTTGAATTTGCGCTTGGCCTTGTGCTTCTGCTTGTGCCGCACTTGCTGCTTGAGCTTGAGCTTGATCAGCTTCTTGCTTTTTAATTCTTCTAAATTTCAATAACTGATTAGCTAATTTAATATTATTTATTTCTCTAATATCAATAGCATCTTCTAAAAATATACTTCCTTGACTTAAAGCAGTTTGGATGTTACTTTCAAGCATTGTTTTTTCTTCTTCATCTGGTTCTAATTCTAAAAATATACCAAAATCATGAAGATTAAGATTTTTTAATTCCTCCAAAGATCCTACAGAAAACATTCCTAAAGCACCTATAAAAGCCTCTTTTGTTGGGTGAAAATTAAGAACATCTTTAAATCTTAATGCGATACATTCCGCTAAAGTTGCAGTCATGAACATACTTGACTGAAGTATATGTCTTGTAGCAACATTACTATTCGCTGCCGCTAATTTTTGAACACCTACTAAAGCTTTTGGATCTGGATCTGAGCCGTCTCGGGCTTCATTTAAACCAGTTACATCCCGCATCATTTGTATATATTGGTTATAGGCACCAATTAGAACCTGTATTTGGCCACCGCCACCACCAGGTAATTCTTGTATAGGAACTTTCCCTGGATTTTGTTCTCCTTCTACTGTTAGTGATCTACCTATAATAGAACCAGTCTGGAAATACATATTAAGTGCCTCTTGAGGATTGTAGCTTGTTCCATTACCTAAATCTATTTCTGCTAATCCATCCGCATCTAAATATACTCCAGATGGGGTCATCCTTTGTATTGCTTGTTGTAATTTTAAATGAGTTAACTGTATTAAATCCGCATAAGGGGTAATCTTTGATACTAAAGATGTTATATTGCCTTTATACATTCTAGGGGCGCTTACCACATAATTCATATATACTTTATTAGTATTAGAATTTGGGCGAACCATATTTTCAGCCTTTTTCCATTTAAGTAATGTATTAGTACCTAGAACAAAAGCTCCTTCATATAGAACTTCCCTAGACTGCGCAACTCTTTCAAATCTAGTTCTTTTATCTTTTGGGGGATTAAATGAATCGTCTTTTTCAATTGCTTTAGAAGCGCCTGAAGAAGTCTCTTTTATTTTATAGACATTGTGTTCCCAAGTTTTCCAATTAAAATATAATACTGTAATAGTATTATTATTATCTAATTGACTTCTATTGTTAAATGTACCAATAGTATTGTAATCAGTCCAGTTAGATCCTTTTTTTGTTAATTCTTTTATTTCTTCATTATCTAAATTAGGAAATTGTTTTTTAAGTTCATTAAGTTGAATACGTTTTACTTCACCAAAATAATAACAATCTTGGAAATTAGGATCTTCTGTATAAGACCATATTAAATTTGCAGGATCTACATAATCTAATTTTATTCCATCAGTATTATTAAAAGTATTTTTTACTGCTCCTATTCCTAATGATACTAAGTCTTTGTTAAACCTTCTTCTAGTTAGATCATATTTATTCTTTGCTAAAGTATTAGAAATTAATTCTTCTTCTGCTAACTCAATAGATTGTTTGTAGTCTAGTTGCATGTGAATCTCTAATTCTTGTTCGCTTTCAGGTACGTTTTCCATAAATTGAGTATCCGAAACATTCATTCCTAAGGATTGCTCAACTTGATTCATATAATTTCTAGTCTTAATATCTTTATGAATGCGAGTAGCATAAGCAGTTCTTTTTTGCCTAGACGCTGGATCTTGAGCATACGCTCTAATATCATAAATTTTATCAGACATACCATTAACAACTATGTCAACAAACTTAGGAATAACTGGTACAATAGACCAATCTAAATTCAAATAAGATAAATCTCCATTAATAGATAATTCATCTTTATATTTTTGTATAGGTTGTTCGCCTCTAGCATAAAGTCGTCTACGATGAAATATATCCCAATTAAAAGAATACCTAGTTCCACCAACTCCTTGCCTAAACCATTCACCTTCAATAGCACGTGCAACCTGCAGACCATATTCAGCGCTCATTTTCTCCTCTTGTGGTACTACTTGGTCGGGAAAAGAACTTCTTGAGTTTGTATAAATCATTTACTAATTATATTTTTTTGTATTATCTTTGAAGTTACGTCAGTATTATCGTAAGTTTTAATTCCTAAATCTATTTTTTTCATGGATCTATCAGCTATAGGTTTATATTTATTTCTATTACAAGCCATAAGTGCTAACCCTGAACTAATACTCGCATCGTGTTTTGTTCGATTGTGAATATTAAATTTAGCCCAATCTTCTAGAGTTTCTTGAAAATACATTTCTCCACAGTATCCATTAGGATCAATTCCTACATGATTTTCTATATACGATTCAATTGCAGCAGCATGTGCTTGTTTAATGTCTTCACTTGAGTTAGGTAATCCTCCTAATTCTTTTTCTGTTATAGATAATTTACTCCAAATTTTATCTGGTCTATTGA